TATTAAGCGTTTCTTCCGGAATGTAGCAATCCAGCCATAAATAGAACTTACGTTGTGCACGACTGTATATGTTATACACTACTGCGGAAAAATCATCACTGACAGACAAATCAAGAGCCGCCATAGTTTCCGGCCTTCCCTGTATATCTTCTATATTGAAATCCACCATTAATGATCTTGCCAAACTTTGAGGGATCCAATCCTTGACACCTCCGGATACAAAGATGTTCAACAGCTTGGTTTTAAACTCAATCATAGCCTCAGCATCATGCTGAGCTTTATCCCACCTCTGCTTATAATAATTCTCCTGAACTGTTATTCCAATATGAGGATTACACTTTTTCCATACAGAAGGCTTGGACATTTCCTCATCACACATCTCCCATGCATCCGGCATAAACATGGAGGCGAACTGTGAATCATCAGAGTATTCGCCTTCCAATATCCTTTTGGCATTTTCCAGCTCCCGAGAAAAGGGACCGTCTTCCACACGGCTGGCAGTCGTTATGATAATAGTAAGAGGTTCACGCCTTGTACCCATTGATGAGGTCAATACCTGCAAGAGTTCCGCACCGTCCGAATGATCACGCACATACTTTGCCTGTGCGTACTCATCGAATATAACCAGAGAAGCGTTCAAACCATCCTTAGTGTCTCCGCCACCGGTAAGACATTCCACAAATGATTCACGTCCGAACTTATTCGGCTTCCAATGAAGTGTCTCCCTGGTTGATTTAAAGTATTTCTTCTTCGGATCCAGTTGCTTTACAATCTTTCGTATTTCTTCAAAACAGATCTTCGCCTGTTTGTAGCTGTTGGCAGCAGTATACGCCTGGGCATTTACATCACCAAACAAAAACTCATTGACCGCCAGAGACGCAGTACTTGTAGTTTTTGAAAACTTTCGGGGGACAAAAAGAATAGCCTCCCGAACCAAGCGCCTCAGCTCATACCTTACTTCACCCTCTATCTTACTGGCCAACCCTTCTTCATCCGGCATTCCTTTTGCATCTCCAACTCTCTCCCACCGATAAAAGCCAAGTATTGAGGCAAACTGAAAATACTGTATAGGAGTCAATCTATAACATCTTCTACCATCCATTCCCGAGAATTTCAAACTTTCATACAGTTTCGCAAATTTCTTCACCTTAGACGGACGGAAAACATACGTATCCATTAGACGGAAGAACTTTGTCACAGCCAAAATCTCATATAGATTGTGCTGATCGGCACGGCTCCTTACATCTTCTACATATGTCAGCAGTCGGATATCTATCGTGTCCAGTTGATATCTCTCTACATCAACGGATAATAATTCTTGTATTCTCTCATTCTTGTATTCTCTGGTAGATACATCAAGCACATTATTCCTCCTTTACATCGTTCAACAACTTAGTCAGAGCATCATCTTCTTCATTCGCATCCTTCTTCTTTTCCGAACGGATCTCCTTATTCATAGTCAAGGACCGTAGAGAAGCCTGCGCAGCCTTAGCCAGCATACAGTAAGTATCATACGCGGGATTCTTTATCGCACGATCCTTATCCTCCCGGCTTTTTTCAATCAACGAAACCTTCTTTCCGTAGACCTGCCTTGCCACATCCCGGAATACAACCAATATGGAAGCCGTGATTTCTACCTGATAAGTAAATTCCGGAGAATACTCATCCTTCTCGACCAGCAATTTCTGAATCCTCTGCTTTAAAGCCTTGACTTTATTGTCATATTCCTTATTTATTTCCATGTGTTAAATATTTTAAGCATACCTATTTTTGCTAATTGAACATAGTGGTTTTTCAGGTCTTATCCTTACCCCCACGGGCATTTTCCAAAAAACCAAAAAATTTCTCTCTTTAGGGGCAGTGGATTTGAGTGATTGACGGGGTAAGAAAAAACTCCCCCCCTGTGTCTCTGAAATTCACCTTCCTTAACTAAAAGTAACGTTTCGCAAATCTCTCTGTAACACGGCGGCAATTCTCCTGCACATTCTCTTTCTTTTTCGAACCGATAAGAACATGAGCACTGACATGGCATTCCGCACACAACGAACGAAGATTATCGTAATCAAACATCAGTCCTTCCATTTCATCAACATCTAATGCTGTTTCAGCCGGAATAATATGGTGCACCTCAGTTGCCGGTTCTACTATTCCTTTTGCCATACAGTCTTCACATATTGGATTAGCGCTGATCTTTTTCTTTCTCAGCACTTTCCACCTTGTAGACTGTATCATTCTTGTATAATCCGCATTCTTACTCATACTTGTTTATTGTTTCACGTTTCGCACGCACCGGTACGCGACCATACTTTGTCTCTTGTTTCAAGGATTCAAAGTCCTTTTCTACTATCATTTTGATATCATCATCCACACTCTTGTCAATCAAGAACTCCAATATCCTTATATAGTTGCATTCTCCGATGTCATTGCCAACTGCTTCTATATATCTTGCCATTTCCGGAAATAGCTTTCTTAGAATTGAACGTAACGCATTCTCTGAATTAGAAGTCACACTCTCCTTTTCCCCGTTGATAACTATCCGTCTGCATACATATCCCCTCCTTCCCACCTCGCTGAAAATATTGATACTTTCACTCAGTTTCAGGCTTCGATTTCCGCCCGGCTTAGTCGTTATAATCCGGTTCTTTTTATTTTGATAGCCCTCGAACATCTTAGCAAACTCATTTATCTCGTCACTTTCTTTCATTTCCTTATCTGCATACTTTAGGAATGCAGACAACAGATATTGCATAAGCTCATATCTACTACCGAATCTTCCCTCCTCAACGATCCGATCAATCCTATCGGCAGTCTCAGGAGACACCTTCGACTGAATGCTCACAAACTTTAATTGCTTCTTGTCTTTCATATTTACCTTTCATTAATCATGATTATTTTCTAAACATATCATCGCGTACCATAAAGATAGAGTATTACGTTGTGCATACTTATTCCTCCCACTCTATCTTTATGGTATCTATGTACTTATAATCTTCTCTAAGCCTTTTACTCATAGCCTCCTCTCTTGTAGCATAAACACGGCCTATACACTCCTCGTCTTCAAGAAATGAATATAGGTTTATCCACCCCTCTTTCTTTTCGCCGACCATGAATAAATCCTTTGAACTTTTTTCTGATCCTATGAAATATCTCCCTTCTTTAGTATAAGAATATACAATCTCCCTATTCTCTCCAACCACACTTGCTAATGCTATAATAGGATATTGATCATTATTTGCATCAAAACATATAATTCGGACTTTCTCTCCACTTCTAGTACACACAGGTGAACCAGCTTTTGCTTTTTCTAAATCAAATGGTTTCATTATTATAAAATTAGTCTATTAATTTAAATGTGATATAAACTCAGGCGTAGTAAATCTCACAATTTTAGTATTGTTGACATGGCTATTCCTCCTTTTCCAATTGCTTCACAATTTTAAAATAATCCTCGTTACTTAAAACCTTTTCCGCAGCATCGAGTACGGTATTATATCCGTTACAGTAAGCCAAATCAGCAATTTCACTTATTATAAGTTTATTGATGTCATTTTCTTGCAATTTCAATAGTCTTTCTCGGCAAATGGATTTGTTTCTTTCTCTGTTCATGGTTATTCCTCCCATTCTTCGTCTTCGTATTGCATACAATATCCTAATAAGTTAAACTCTGGATCGTCCAATAAACATTCTTCTTGGTGTACACAATTCATGCAACACCATTCGTCTGATAATATACTCATTGTTATTCGTTTTAACTACTTTGTTACTATTGTTCTATCACTCCTTACTACTTTCATCTTAGGCTTCTTAAACTGTTTGTCGCACGATGTATAAGGAAGCCAATACGATCTATCTTCATATAAATATTGATCTATTGGAACAAGGTGAAACAATTCATTGTCAAAATCAACGCCAATCAGCATACACTCTATATCAACATCAGGATGCCTTTGGTGATAGATAATGATTTCGCTATGCCGATAAGAGTAATGAATAAATTGATTGCGAGTCATGATTAAATCATTTTTTGTTTTTAATTGTTACCTTAGTTATTTCCATATTAATCTCCTTTCTCTTTAATCCGTTCTAGTACATCTCTGTTGGCTTCGAGTATTTCATCGAAAGAGGGGATTGGCATCCATGCGAGAATTTTATTACCGCCCCAATTCCACTGTTCACCTTGCCCAAAATAAAAATCCTCTTGTATCATAAATGCAGATCTAAATTCATACAAAACAAGAACTTCTTTATCTTCTTCCGGCAATCGTTCTTTCACGCTTATCCACGGGGATTGCTTTGCCTGCCATTCTGCACCAGATTGAAAATCTTCCATACAATCAGATTTCCGACTAACATAGTTATCTGGATCAACCTCCTTTAAAACCTCTTTTCTAAACTTTGTTTTATTAGTAGCATAGTCGTATGCTGCTTCTTCTAATGTCTGTTTCATATTATGGTTTATTAGATTAATATTTCTTCCCGTGCATTTTTTCACGGAGTTCGTTATACTTCATTTTCTGATTGCAACATGAGTCATTCCACCAGTTAATTCATGGCCTGTTATTGCCGTTAGATGCCCTAAATGCGGATTAATTTCGCTTTTTGACGCTAACTTCCTTGACATTTAACCATTGTAGTACTCGCAATGGTTGCAATCTTTTGGACTGCCGTACTTGTTTTAAACTTGTACGGCTTTTTTCTATATTCTTCATTTCTATTTCTATTTAAATTACACAAATAGCGATTGCTGGATACGTGACAACACAAATTTATTCGCATCAGCAAAGAACTTTTTTTTAATCTCAAATCCGTATGCCCTGCGTCCCAACTGGGCAGCAGCTAATAAGGTAGAACCGCTTCCGGCACATGGATCAATAACGACATCACCTTTGTCGGTGAATATCTCTATCAGTCTACGAAGCAAAGGAACCGGCTTTTGTGTACAATGAACCTTCGGAGTTTCATTGTCCACCACCCAATCAAAGCAATTGAAGATCATCCGACCATCGTTGTTAAACTTTGGAAGCTTATCGCGGTAAAGCAACAATCCATATTCACAATTGCCGACTATCTTCATATTGGCTTTCAAGACTTGCGCTGAAAAATTCTTTCTGAATACAAGATTGATGTAATTATTCAGCCCATATCTTTTACCCAGTTCAATATACCGGAACTGGTCTTCAAATTCACAAAAGATTATCATGCAAGGCGCATTGCCTTTTTCCTTGGGTTCCTTTACAAGCATCTGACTACAGAAGTGCATAAACTCGGCAGGGCGAAAATCTTTATCGGTATCAAAGAATTGTTTGCCTGCCAGTTCGCTTTCCCCGTTCTTGTTATCTCCGTCCACATACCATGAAGGGTTAGAAGCATAAGCACTATTGCCTAAATTGTAAGGGACATCGGCTATAATTAACTGGGCTTTTGGGATTCCATAAGAACGGAAATTTTGGAAATGGTCATTGAATAACTTAGGTTTTATATTTTTATCCATTTTAATCCTCCTGATGTTTTACTCCTGCCATTTAATACTTGAGATATAGCCCCTTTACATAAACCTTTTGATTTTTCTGCTAATCTTACAGATTCAAAAACCTCGCCTGTGTTAACACATTTTACCATTGTATAAGAATGTCTCTTTTGATGTAATTCCCTATATGCATGTTTTAAATTATCACTTCGGCTACACCACTCTAAATTATCAACATGGTTATTGCATTTATTACCATCTTTATGATTAACTTGTTCAAGGTTTAAAGGGTTATTTATAAAGGTTTTTGCAACAAGTCTATGAACTGTGAAAGCCTTAGTTTTATTCCCTATTCTTAGCCAAACGATACAATATCCATTATTTTGAATACCGTATTTAATAATTCTTCCTTTATGTATACATGTATGTCCATTTTTACAATATCTTTTTCTATCAACAGATTTTATTCTACCAAAAGAAGATGCTTGGTATGAATAGTCTGTTTCAGGAATAATTTTCCAAACTTCTTGGAAATGGTCATTATATAGTTCTATTTCTTTCATTTCTGTTCTGATTTGAATTAAACTTCTTATTCGCAAAGTCCATGATAAAGGCTCATGCAACTATATCCGCCTTCTGGTTCAAACATATCATCCATACCTACATCGTTACGGTTTACATACTCGAAAACTTCCTGTACTGTTGGATAATTCCTATTCTTGCAGAAGCGTTTGGGGATGTAACTGGGTGAGAAGAAAGACGAACCTTTTGAAGTTTCTTCTTTTATCCTTTGCTCTGCATCTATCAAGCGGTTACGCCCGAACTCTTCTTGTGAAATGAGTTTGACTTCCTGCTTTCGGCACATAATACAAGGATAGCAACCAACACGGGAAAATCCACGAGAATATAAAGGATTTGGCTTTTGTCCGGCAGATAAGATATGATTTATTACTTCTTGTGCCGACCACTGAAAAATCGGACGGGAAACGCTTGCATCATAGTGTTCACACCATTTAAGTACATCTTTTCTACGATAATCCTGCTTCCATACTTCAACAATCTTTCCTTTGCGATTCTTTTTAATGCGTTCGTAATACTCCCCAAAGTAATTGCATTCATAGGGAAGTTTAGCACGCTCTTCACTTTCCTTTGCCCGGATGCCTTGTATAATCACGCAAGGTTCAGTAAGTGAGAGAATGTAATCAATCATCGGTTTAATTTTCAATTCTGAAGTACAAAACCTTCTTTGGGAAGACGGGAACCGGGAGCGCTTGATAGACATATCTACAAAATCAGTATATTTCTTGCTTCTCAAAACTACTAATTTAACATCAAGCTGTTTGCACACGTCACTAATATGTTGATAGGTTTCGGGATGCTCCCAACCAGTATCACAGAAAACAGCTTCTATTTTATCGGCTCCGTATTTATTGGCAGCTTGGATCAAGCAAGCTTGTGAATCCTTTCCGCCAGAAAAACTTACTATTATCTTCATTTGATTCCTTTCTTTCTTATTTTGAGTGTTATTTAGAATATTGTTGACTCTTTGTGCAAGTTCCAGTTCCAAACGCACCAATCGGACAATCATCACAATAAAAGGTTACACTTCTATAATCTGCGCCACTTCCACATGGATGTTCACTGAGCTCCATAACTTTATCATTCAGAAGCCGTACTTCTTCTTTGAGTTTATCTACCTCACTAATAGGGGTTAAAGCTCTATATTCTTGTTCTGTTAATATGTATTGCATAATTTATTCCTTTCTTAATTGTTATACGCAAATCCTTGAATCATTCAAGAACTTGCAAGGTTAATTAATTGTATCCATTTAAATTAAGACCTTATGCGTTCTATACAATATGCCTTAACTTCATTATACCATGTACCGTTTACTTCCTTTGCCTCTATCGAGAAGGAAACCTCTATCTTATCTCCTACTCTTGGTGCATCTAGTATTGGACCGTCCCAACTATAAACCGAAAACCTCATCTTCGTATGATATCTATTCGAAGATTCCAAGATATATTCTCTCTTTTCCCAATATTTCCCGTTTCTTGTTGTTCCTCGTGTGGTAGGCAATTCCACCAATATTACGCCCGATGTTTTATGTGCCATATCTTTTTATTTAATTTATTGATTCCAACTAAAAACTATCAGCCCTCTAATGTTGGTTACCCAACAGACCCTTCGGGCTGTATAGGACAAGTTGCCGTAAATTGTTAAATTCGTATTTTTATTTTTATAATCAATTAATTATCAGCCATTTAACCACGCACCATATGGTGCTTTTCAATAATTAGATAATTGTTTGATAATCAGATAGTTATACATTTATTTTAATTGGCGTAAAAATCCCTATTTGAGAATTTGAAAGTAGGCGGTCTTTAAACTCCTGCTCCAGTTCGCCAATATCTTCAATGTATTTTTCGCGCTCAAACGGCCACGATCTTGCAAAGTTTCGAATAGTCTCCCACTGTTTCTTAGTGAGTTTTCCTTCAAGAAACATCTGCTTATATCGCTCCTTGTATCTCGTAACTCCCAAACGATGAATTTCTCTGGCTTTTTCAAGCTGCGAAATCTTTACACCTTTGACTGCCGACAGTTCCCTTGAAAAACGTATCTCTGACCAATCCTTATAAAATATCCTTCCCATTTTCGAAAGGAAGAAGTTGCTGACAAATTCAAGCATTGATACAGACTGATGCCTATATACAGTTTCAATGCGCAGAATATTATCACCGACACGCCTACCTTTAGACTCCGCCTCGAAAGATTTATCATAGATTTTCATTACCTTACGATAATACTTGCTTTTCTCCGTGGTTTTTTGTCTGTATTCCGGGAAATTAGCATCATTCCACAATATACGATCGGATACCTCCAATACCTGTCTGATATACCGATCGGCAGGATGAGACATCTTCATCGTTATTCCTATCTCATAGTAAGTAACAACAACATTTTCCATTTTAACGCACAATCTCATCAGAAGCTCTTTTATTGTCCTGACTGCCATTGCGAATGTCATGGGCCGACTATTGTCTAATTTCCCCGTTTTTCCTTTGCTATACAACTTACAGATAGAACATTTGCACTTAAGCTTACTTCCACGCAATTCAATAAAGCAACCATCGAAATTTGCATAAGAAGTAGATTTATAGTAAACTTCATCCCCCTCCGTACATTGTTCCAGATAATTTCGAAGCACAATGGTATCAATATCCGCAGTATCAACCGTAGCCTTCATTATTATTTTGTCGTACATCTTTTTTCTGAAAATACATACACATCCTTATTCCTACTGAACGTTTACATCCGTGTACCGGACAATAAACCATGAAATTTTCAACAGAACCGGCACGCTTACAATCCCGGCAATCACATTTTACTTTTTTATATGTTATTTCTTCCATTTATCAACTCCTTTCTCTTTTTTCAAGCGTTTAACTTCCTTCCGGTAGTAATCAATCATTATTTCATATTCAAAACCGGATATCTTATTTATCTGATTCTTTGCGGATTCCAGCGCAAGAACTGCCGATTCACCGTATTTAGCAACAAGACCACGCCGGTAACCTTGTATATTCCCTTCATCAAAACGATTACATGAACGACATTGAGCATTGCAGTTCCTTTCACTGAATCGTGTGGCCATGTGCTTTCTGTTGATATAATGACCGCAATCAGCTTGTTCGTAGGGAAGTCTCCTTCCACATGATATGCAAACGAATGTGCCGTTCACATCGGAATCACGCAATCGGATATACTCGCTAAATATGCCATCCAGTTTATTACGCAGACTATTACTTCTTGATTTCAATTTTTTTTGGGGGATCATTTTGAAGTATCTTATTATATTGTTCCTCGTCCCGGAAGCGGGCAGCTTTCTTATACCATACACCATTCTTTGCTTTATATGTGAAATCCGAATAATCAATATCCGCAACTCGTGATATGATAGCGCTATTTCCGTCATCAACCCACATAATTGCCAGATCACCGATATTAGGTTCTTCTTCAACACGGTTAGTTTCTTCACAGAAAAAGCTATTAGGAGTATCAGGTTCAAATATGAGAATCAATCTACGTTCTTCCGCCTTGATTGATATTCGAGAACACTCAGGAGGGATTTTAAAATCTATCTTTTTCATTTTATAACTAATTATCGATTAAACACATCTTCATACTTACGGTCTAATGCATTCAAGATTCGCATCCTGGCAGCAGGATCGGAGGAAGCATTTTCTATTGAGTAGATCCTTGAAATCAACTGTTCACGAGAA